CTATTTGATACGTAACTTTTGACCAGTGTAAATCAAGTTAGCATTATAAATATTATTAAGCGATTTAAGTTTGGCCGTTGTGGTGCTGTACTTGCTGGCAATATAACTCAATGTATTGCCATATTTAATGGTGTAATATGTCTTGCTTGCAGACTTAGTGGCCGATCCAGAAACCTTCAAACGTTCGCCAACATAGATATAGTTTGCGTTAGCAAGTTTGTTCAGATACTTAAGCTTAGCGGTGGTTGTACTATATTTAGTAGCAATGCCACTTACCGTATCTCCACGTCTAACCGTGTAATAAACTTTAGTTGTGGATTTTGCTGCAGCTCCAGAAACTTTCAAGCGTTCACCAACATAAATATAATTAACATTGGTTAAATTGTTCATAGATTTAATCTTAGCAGTAGTTGTGCCATGTTTGGCAGCAATAGCACTTACGGTATCTCCATGTTTTACCGTGTAATAGGCAGCCTTAGCTTTAGCTTTCTTGGTAGTAGTCTTTTTAATATCTTGAGCTAAAGCCCAACCAACTGCTTTGCCATTGCGATATAATAGCACCGCCTCATTAGACTTAGAATACGTAATCTTTTGAATAGAATGTACTCGGTAAGTTAGACTCTTTGCAGAAGTCGGAATCTTAGTACGAGGATTGTACCAATGAGTAGCTGACTTTTTAATCCTAACCTGCCAATTCTTTTTAATTCCGCCATACTTATATACCTTAGTCGATTGCTTAGACGCATTAGTTGATCCAATCCACCATGATAACGGCTTTTTCTGCCACATCAAAGTAGATGAATCAGTTGACTTATTTAGTGCCGAGAAATAATGGGCATCAGTATTCTGCCACAGCAAGTAATTTTGTGGGCTAGGAACACTAGAAGTGTATGCCGCTAACCAATAAGCATCATATGATTTATAAGCCGTTGGCACGTACTTAGTTTGGAATGAACGGTAACTGTAAAACACAATATGCTTATTGGTTAAACTGTTCATTTCTGTGTACCAAGACTTAGTAGCATTATTGTAACTAGCTGCCGAGGTCGTTAGGGCTTCGGCATCATTAACGTAGAATAGTGCCGACTTGGAACGGTTATATAAATCTTTGGCTTCCTTTTTCGCATCGCTTGTACTGGTATATTGACTAAACGAATAGACGCCATATGGTACCTTGTACTTAGTCATTAACGCCGCATTGTGAGCAAACGTCTTATCACGGTAGTTGCTACCGTACTGTACTCGCAAAATAACAAATGATACTTGTGATTTGAGTTTCTGGACTTGACTAGCCGTGAAATTTCCTTGCCACTCGGAAAAGTCACCAACTGGTTTTGGTACAGTTGATGCTTTGGAATTTAATCCAAAAGAAAAAGCCGCTAAAAAAACGACCCCAACGAGAATTATTTTATTTTTTAATTTCAACTTTACACCTCCTATTTCTGATCGCGATTTGGTTGCGTTTTAACTGTTTTGCTTGCTTGAGACGTGGATCCTGTCGCGTTTTCACGGTTATCTGATGGATAAGTGACCGTTGTTACATCTGACAGCACGCCCAACATGCCGAGTATTGTCAATATTGTGTTTGCTATTCCGATAACTGTTTGCCAGTCAACGGGATACTTGTACCCAAAAGCCACAAAAAGCTGTTGAATCAATACGATTCCCAGGCTGATCAGACTAGCCCACAATTTTCCGTCACGCCAATTAATTTTCTTCATATTTATTCCTCCTAAAGCAATTTTTCTACGATATAAACAAACAATGATATGCCAATCGTGCCAAACACAGTGCCATAGATTGCATAGACGTTTTTTGTCAAACTGCTGATTTTGTGCTCATTTTCTATGGACCTTGACAATGCCTTATCAGCTTTTTTGTCAGCACTTTGCAGATCCTCAACCTTAGTTTTGATCGTTGCCACGTCCTCCTTGATTGACATCAGTGTTTGGATAACATTAATGTCGTCCTTATCCGCCATGCTACTCACTTCCCAACGATTGATTGCCCACTAAAAATGTTATAAAAATGGCGCCCACCATTAAGATGAGTGCCTTAAAATTGCGTTTATTCAATTATTTACCTCCTATTTTACGCTGTTATTATCTACGGTAGCTGATGCCTGTGCTTCTGATGCTGCCTGTGCAGCTTTGTAGGCTACAATTGCATCGGATACTTGAGTAACCTGAGTTTGGGTAATCAGTGATTTTACTAGATAATTTCCAGCGTATACAGTTGCTAAGTCCGATGGAATCAATCCATTTTTAACGCTGCTGATTAACCCTTCTGTTAAAAATTCGCTTAAATCAAAACTCATTTCAAAGAACCTCCTAGTGCTACAATAGCTGCTTGTATTTTTGCGTAATCTGATTGTGTCAAAACTTCTGATGGATTAGGGCACCAATCAGTAGCTACACTACCTTTTTCCAACTTAAACCCATAGATATAAGCTTCTACTGTATTTTGATCAGTATTTTCAGATGAATATTCTTGACGAATAAGTAAACCTTTATCCCCAGATAAATTTGAAACGGTAGTGAACGTTATAGTGTACAGTTGGAAATTGCTTGATAATTTTATAAAAGTTTGATTATCACTAGCGGTAATCCCAACTTTAGGATAGCAGTAGAATACTAATGTTCCGGTACCCTTAGCGTAGAAACTAGCAGTATATGTTGTTGAAGGCTGCAACAATCCGCTATTAAGTTGCTGTAAGGCAATGTTTGCAGGATTAGATGTAGTTAGCGTGATCGTAGGATAATGCAATATGGCTGGAGTTTTACTAGTATCTACAATAACTCTTGAATCTAAAGTCCAATTAGCACTTAGATCGCCTGTATTCGTTAACAGGTTGGTACCCACAGCACTATTATTCACCTGTGTTTGAAGCCCAACAAAGGCTGGTGCTGTGGTTAAACCAGCATTATCAACAGTGCCAGTGTCACCCTTGACGCCCTGTGGCCCTGGTTCACCTTGCTTACCTTGCGGCCCTGTTGGTCCTGGTTCGCCTTGTTTGCCCTGCGGCCCAGTGTCACCTTTGTCGCCTTTAGCAATTGTGCTTGCGGCTTTATTCAGTTCTTTAACAAAATCATCAAAAGTAATCGTGGTAATCGTGCTACCATTGGCACTTTGAATGTTATTGGTAATGGTAAAACCGGTTGACCCATCACTAGGGTAAATTGACGTCCCGGTACTATCAACTACCCATACTTCAATGGCATAGTTACCAGCGGGTAAACTAGTCATCAAGTCAGCGGTAAAAGTAACGGTAACTTGATCAGCCGTTGAATCCGTTAAACTAGTTGGGTCAACTGTGGCCGATTTAAGATAGCCGCTAGCATTGCCCAATTTAACGGTAATTGAAGTGGCATTAGTTAAATCAGTTTCCGTATTATTATTGCCACAAATTAACGTAAAACTGGTAGTCGTATCACCAATCTTAACCGTCCGTGGGGACATATCAGCAAAATCAAGCGTTTTCGCCATCTTTAGGCGCCTCCTTTTCAGCCAACTTGGCATTAAGCTGGTCAATTTGAACTTGTGCCATTGCTAATTGCTGATCTTTAATGGCAATCGCTTGGGCATAGTTACTCGTAAGTTTATTGATTAAAGCCTGTGCATCAACATTCATAATTTAAGCCTCCTTATCTCCTACTTGTTTAAATTCATCTGCTAATTTACTGGCAACCAAAGCCTTGTGTCCAGCATATGGGTCACTAGCTGTCGCCTCATGATAAGCATTAGTAATATCGTCATTAGATACGTTGATGCTGCCAGAAACGTTATCGTTCGTGCCTTGAAACTTGGCGGTAAACTCAATTCTGGTGGTTGAGTTATCACTATTGGGTGTCACATAAGTGATACTTATTACATTCATTTTTCCATCTCCAGTCTAGTTAATCTCATACTTAATTCGCCAATCATCTTATCTTGATCTTGTACTCGCTTGATAAGGATACCGGTCAAGCTGTCTAAGTTAATTCCCGTACCATCTTCATTGAGAAGCTCTGGTGGCATACTATACTGCTTGCTACCAAGGCTATTAACGTTATCAATCACACCACCATACTGATACTTGAACGTGGCGCCATCATGAGTATATCGGAATTTTTCTACATCAATAGCATTAAGTAGGCGTGACGATTCAGCAGTGCTTAATGGCGTGATATCGTGCTTGATACTCAATTGTGACAATTTGGTAAACGTCTTTGCCTTAACTTCTATTGGACTACCGTGTGATGTCGCACTTGTGAAATTAATTGCCTTACCATCAAGCATGGCAATTGTGTGGTAACCATTCAGAACTAAGTTGCCAAATGTAAATGATGCGCTCTTTTTCATTTCGATGCCACTATTAAGATATGCCATGCCACTTGACAGGAGTTCATAGTCTGAAAGCATTGATGTTATTGACTGTGATTGACCGTCATTGATATACAATCCGGTTCCATCAATATAAGCACGAGAATTAACCGATGACTTATCAGCGTTAAAGATGTCAAGCTTTAAGAATGCAGGTGTTAAGGTTGATTCGGCCACATTGCTAGTATCTGGATGAGCTTGGTCGGGGGCGGGAATAAACTGCGTTGAGCTTTCCCAGTGTCCCCATTTGTTACCGCCAATCCCGCTTAATAGTTTGTTATAGTAAATGATGTTTGCTGTTGATTGGATATAGCCATGGTCCATGTGTAATGAACCAGTACCATTAATCGGTTGAAAATATCCGGTAGGATCATTAACGCTATAAGAAGCAGTAAGCTGACCGTTATCACCTAGATTTAAAACGGGTGCGTTAATAGTTGCCCCATGAATATTGCCGTCCTTATTAATCCCCCAACTGTTGTCGGCAGAATGGATTGAGGCACCAATAATATCACCGGTCTTACCATTTAGCTTAAATGATCCGCTAGGGCTGTGAATTAGAGGCGCTTCGATGTCAACTCCAGTAATTTTAGTAGTAGCCGTGATAGTACCAGCCTCGAACGTCTTGCCAGTCAACACACCTGGAATATTAGCATTCGGTATCTGCACTGGATTGACGGAATCAAAAATGATATTAGGTGATGAAAATACAATCTTTGTACTATCCCCAGATGTTGACAGCAACGCGCCGCCAGCATCTATATTAAACTGATTGACCACGTCACCCTTTTTTACCAGGTCATTAATGTCTTTGAATGTCTGTGTGAATTGTGAACTGGTTGATGACGATAGGTCACTAATCTTATTGGTCAGTTGATTGCTAAGCTGCGTTAGCTGGTCACTAGACACTTTGTCGCTGACGGTAGATTGTAGGCCTTTTGCCGTAACTTGTAAAGAACCAATATCAGTAGTGTGCTTGCCCAACGTGTCATTGACAGTTGTAAATTGGCTTTTGAACGAACTAGAATCGGATTTCAAATCATTAATACTAGTTGTTTGACCATCAACAGTGCTTTTAACACTTGACAAGGTGCCGTTTATTCCATCAGCGGTAACATTAATCTGATTTTGCGCCCAAGTTTCAGTTGCATAACCGTCTAAATCTTTTTTAGTCAGCTTAACAGCTAAACCGCCCTCTAATTCAGCGATCGTCATAGTCGATCCATCAGTTAGTGTCTTATAACTTTGACTAACTGCTCCAGCAATTTGCTTGGCATCTTTTGAATCAGCTGCGGCAGAAGATGCTTGGCTTACTGCGGAACTAGCGTAACTTTGAGCGCTTATTGCACTAGCTACGGCACTATCAGCTTTTTGATCAACTTTACCGAATGCTGAAGCTGTTGATTCAGCTTTGGAAACTGCGGAAGATGCTTGGTTTACTGCAATATTAGCATCACTTTGAGCATTCGTTGCATTAGCCAAGGCACTACTAGCAGCTTGACTTGCTTCATTCGCACCTTGGCTTGCTGCACTTGCAGCATTAGTTGCAAATCCAGCGCTGCTAATTGCTCGATCTGCCGCATCTGATATACCAGCAACACTGGATTTCATGATCTTAGCTTCAGATTGTAAAGCTTTATACTTAGTCTGACCATCGTCGATATCGGTTTGTGCTTGTTTAATCTGCTGATTGTATTGTGCTTGAGTAGCAGTGTTAAACCGCTTCTGTTCAACTTGTACCGCCGTCACCATGCTATTAAACGTGGATCGCACGATTGGACTGTACGTAGTCATATTAGCTACAAGTGGCGTCATATAAGCTAGGTACGCATGATAGGCTGCATCATATGCCGCAAAGTCAATACCTTCGGACGTAGCAATATCCTTATCGGCTGCGTAATTGGATGCAAAGTTATCCATCTGCACTTTTAATTGCAACTTTTCAAGTGGCGACAAGTACTCAGGATCATTGATATTCTTGATATTACTATCAGCTGTTTCTGCCGTAACACTGGTAATATCATTTTCCTGCTGGTTATCGTTAGTATAGAGACCGTTTTTTGTGATTAATACATCTTGGCTAGACGTTTTCATTGTGTTCCCACCTCCTTTATATTTTTTTCTATAGGATTCATGGGTTGTCGGTATTCAATTGGAATTTTCCAAAAGCTTTCAGTGTGTTGTGAGCCGTCTTGAATATTAAAGTTAAAAGATACCAATAGATAATCTTGATCAGTGCCTTTTATTACATTAATAGTTTCAGGCTCCCAGTGTGTCCCAATTGCTGTTATCTTTTTAAATTCATAGTCATGTGAAAATTCAATCGCACCGGTAACCACATTAACACAGTATATCGTTCGTGGATCATGCATATCGTAATCACCGGATTGCCAATATAGATAAGGAAAGTCCAGCACCTGCGATTGATATGTTTGTGTATCACTATCGAACCCGTAATCGTGCACGTTGATCGTATAAAGCGGTTTATAAGTGTTGTTAACCACGTCTGAAACGTCTAGAACATCGTAGTCTCCATTGGTATGACTAACGCCAACAAGCTTGTTTTTAAAGTCGTAATTAACACGGATATAACTATCAAACTGGCAATATTGTTCAATTTCCCCTACTGTCATATCTTTCCAAGACTTACTTACACCACCCTGATATTTGAAATGCGCAATGTAATACTTATTATCACCATTAAAGTCTTCAACAAGTGCCCAAATCCAAGGCAATTTTGTTTGTCCGGGAGTATCAACACCAAAGCTTGCACCATGGCCACCCCAGTGAACAAGCATATTATCGATATACTTGAAGTTGCTATCCCAATGAATGTACATCGTGTCGTTCTTGTGATTGTCTGCTAAACTACCTTGATAATGGTGTGATGTGATATAACTACCATCCGGCAATCGGCATGTATATTGTGCTGCATAATCCCCTTTAGAAAACTTAACTGAATCGGGGTGATTATACTGTGCAATCTGTGTGGCATTTGTCTCATCAATCATAACTTCGGAATCTTCAGTAATGTAGTCTGTTTCTACCATGCCTCTGTAAGTACCAGAGAAATTACTACCTACATTAAGTAGAAATCCGTTGAGATTAGCTTCTTGTAGCTTCCCTACACCATTAACACTGATTGGCATTTTGAAAATTGGCTGAAATGCATCTTTAGTTGTGTTAAATGCTTGCAAGAGATACTTACTACCGCCTTCGTTTGCAACGTACATACCTTCCGGCTCTTTTACCGCATTAAAGTTGCCCATAGCAATTGGATAGAAACTGTAATGATGTTCTGCTACCAACTCCTGTGTTTGGACATTCACACAATATACTGTACGGTAACTTTCTTTCATGGCGTAATCCCCATAATCCATAAACAAATAAGGAAAGTCCAGCACCTGTGATTGAAAGGTTAATTGTGTATCAATACCAAAATCCGCTTGCTGTACTTGGTACAGTGGTTTAAACTTATCATTTTTCACATCGTTAATATCGCAAATATAGATGGTTCCTTTGCCCGCTGCATAGCCGACCACTACATACTTGCCGTCACTTGATAATCCCACTCGCATATATCTTGTGTGATGGCAATATTTCTTGACAGTTTCAGATTGATAATCAACTCTTTTATTTTTCTGCCAGGGTATGCGTGCAACCCAGCTATCGTCACCTGTTTTTTCTCTTATTAATGTCCAAATATCAAAAGTTCCGTCTCCATTTTCTTCAACGCCAAAACTGGACCCGTGTCCTCCATGAGTAACAATCATTGAGCTTTGCAGCTTTCCGGTTTTATCTAATAGATAAAAAGCTGTGTCATCGTCTTGGTCAAGTCGATCACAATCTATAACATAATCGCCATTCGACAAAGGTACAAAAAATTGAATTCCCGTACTAATTGCATTCTCAAAGTCAGTATATCGTTTGAACTCAATTACTTTTTGTGCATGGTTTTCAGCTATTTTTAAGTTTTCGTGCTGTCTGATAATCTTAAAGTCATTGGTTATTTCTGGTGGTTGCCAATTTTTATCATAGCTGCCATCCTGGTTAAGACGTTGCCATATAAAACCCTTAGGATCTATATGAGCAGTGATATTACTTTTGCCTTCGATTGCTTTCATGATTAGCCGTTTAGTTTGCATACCATTAGAAAAGTCTCTACCATCTGGTGTGTCAATTTTAATCCGTATTGTGCTGGCATCTGCTTGAGCTTTGGTTACAGCGTTTGTTAACTGATTCAGCTTGTTTTGTATATAGCTAGGTGTCATAGGGTGCAAGGTCACAAACTCGCCAAACTGTACTAGGTTCCGCGTATAGTCTGCTTTACTATGACTTACACTAATAGCCCGGGCGTCGATAACTAGCTCCGGTTCCATCTTACGATCAGTTCCCCGGATATTATCACCTAAGCCGGGGTTAAACCTAGCCGATGGTGTGACTTCATAGCTTACTCGCGGATGGCTAAAAAGGTCTAGCTGTCGTTGTCCTAGAGATTTGAGGGCGCTATGATTAAGCACTGTTGGAAAGGTTACTGTGCCCTCCAGATAAGTGCCATGTTGCCAGTTAGGATTATATGCCCGGTTAGCTTCATCGTTAACTAAATAGTCCTTGCCATCATTTACATCGGCAATAGAATTGCCATTGCTATTTAACACGTGAAGCTTGGTAACCACGTTGCTATAAACTGTAGTACGTGTAATGCCAAGGATATTATCACCACCGTAATCGGCTACCCAATGATGCACGTCAGTGCCTAATTTATCAACAATCTGCACAACTAAGTCCTTGATATCACCGTTGCTAGATAACTCGGCATAAGCGTCCATCTCAACATCATATGCTTGTAACATAGCTTGTAAGTAACTCATAGCATTGGTTGTGCCATCAAACGTGGTAGTTGATAGCAGAGCACTTTTAGCCTGAAAATCTAGCTTCCAATTGCTATCAGTAAACAACTTTGTAAACGCTGTTTCAGCATCTGCATCCTTCAACGTTTGCTTAAGCGGTATATAGTCATTCATGTTAGTTATTAATACGTTTTCCAATTGATAAGTATTAACGTGTCTACCACTCACATCAGTCCCGGCATCCGTTTCTTGAGATATATACATCACATAATAGTGCTGTGCTGATTCGTCCCAATACATAAGATAATTATTAGCCACGATCTTGTAGCTGTCTGGGTATCCCTCGGCAACAGTAATCTCACCGGTATGATTCCAATTCTTAGAATTAGCGTTGGGATCATTATTTGTATTGTAGTTTTCAACGCCCGTACTAACATCATCAGTCGTGTTGTCGGTATCGGCAATCTGTCGCGTGATTAAATCACCACTAAACGGCGTCGCACCATTGATATCCGTGACCCCTATAACCTTCATTTGGGTATTTAGTATCAAATATTGAGATTCTTTACTCAAATAATTTTCCTCCTTTCTATGTATAAAAAAGAGGCCTACAATAGGTCTCTCAATAAATCATTTAATTTTTGGCGTTAGTTGCAGTTGGATATCTGCATCCGCTATATCACCAGCAAACATCATGTCATTAACTTTTCCACCGTTAAGTTTCGGCCAATCTGTAGAGGCTTGAAATCCTGATACTTCACCATTAACCATAACCTGCTGATCTTCCGTGTTGATGATAATTTCATCGTTTGCGTTAGCAATTGGCTGTGCAGACCTTTCTTTAACTGAATTAACTTTTTGAATCTTAACATTGCCGAAACTGATATACGGTTCGTGATACTTAACCGGTGGTTTTACTAAGTCTTCTTGAATGCCATGTTTCATTGCAATAATACCAAAACTACCTAATTTTAAACCACTAAAAGTTCCATTACTGTCATACCATTTTCCAGCATAAGAAAACGCATATTTTTTGTCTTTATAGGGTAAATGCGTATTTAAATTATAGCGAATAACTCCATAGGACCATTCATTTCCGTCCTTTTCAATCCACATTTTTCCATAAAAAGTGCTAAATACATCAGTGTGATTAAGATTATCAACAGTTTCAGTTTTAGTAACATTCTTTTTCTGACTAGTGACAGTAGTTTTTCCTTTTTTTCCTTTTTTCTTGGTTTTCACCGTTACAGTTCTTTTATACGGTATTTTAACTTTTTCTGATTTGCCATTTTTAAAAAAGCGACTATCACCATGCTTATTGTAAAAAGTATGATGTATGCCGTCACCAGCATCGAATTTTCCACCAGGCTTAGTTATTTGTATATATAAGACAGGGGATCGCCCGCCACCCGCTACATTATCAGTAATTTCCATTCTTCCAATTGTTTGCCCATTAGAATCAGTAATTAAATAACCAGCTCTAGCTATGGCACGTGAGCTATGGGTTCCTGCCCATTTTCTAAAATCAATAAACCCTTCTATTCTCCAATTGTCTAATACTGTCGTTGGTCCTTTAGTATAGTGCCCCATTGGGCCTCCCCAACCGGCGTATACCGTTCCCCAGTCACGATGGCCGCTTCTGTCCTTAGGCTTAACAATAATTGTTCCACCGGTCGAAGAGAATGACCCTTGCGACTTAATACTACCGTGATCGGTCATAGGACTAATCACAGTGGCATCGGTAGAAAAATTAGCCAAAGTTGTCATCGGATCATTTACTACGGTTTCATACTTAGGTGTTGGATCAGCTAATTCATCCTGGTCATCTGTGCCAATCGCAACCTGACCACCGTTTAAAACATAGCCACAATAATAAATTGTTCGCTTAGGTATAATACTAATAATTGGCTCCGTTGGTGCATTACCAGCTGGCGTAACCTTATTATCAATGCCACCGTTTAAAGCGATCGTTTGCTTAGGCAAAAAACCACGCGGATCGGACATAGTAAATTCAAGGGTAAACTGTACGTCCGTAACAGTCTCACTCATAAAAGTTGGCGTTGGAATCTGCGTAAAGTGACCGTAGTACGTCACATCGGGATTGATACCAAACACTAGCGGATATTCCGTACCAGCCGGATCATCATCTAGATTAACAAAAACATTAGTCAGGTTTTGGAGTGTCTGGACATAAGTTTCATAATCAACAGCAGGCATTGTGCACGGTATTGAAATAACCTTGCTTTCCCAGGAAGTTCCATAATATTCATTCCCATATTTATTGGGAATTGAAACGGTTGATTCGCTGATTGTAGGAGCAATCGGTAGTGCCACATGACCCATAACTAGATGCAAATCAGTTCTGCTGTTAATTCCACAATACTCAAATTCATATCTATTCAATCTTTAGCCTCCTATCTTAATCCTAAACTGCGATTATATTTATTGGTTTGAATTGCTGCTTGTCGTTTATTTACGTTATAAATTTGTTGTGAAGTTATACCCATTGGTTTTGCTTGGACCAATTGCATAAATTGTCCAATTTGATTAATCAATTGAGAATTTTGAGTAATTAGTTTCTGCAAATAAGCACTATTATCTTCACTAGTATTAGCGCTAGTTGTGTGTGAGTTGTTTTTCTTATCAAGGTAAGCGGCCGATTTTCCAATTAATTCCCATGCCCGACTTGGTTTGGATAATGGAATAATTGATTCTAATTTGTTCCCTTCGGAAATATTAGTTAGTTTAGCCACATTGCTAAAGCCACCATTAGCATATCCATGGCCGTTGCCAAGAAATGACAAGCTCTTACCATAACGATGCATAGCGTAGTTTAAGCCGGCAACAATATTACTATAGCCGTTCCAGATCGAACCGCCCTTCGAGTAAGCGGCAAACGTCCCAGGTTTGACCTGCATCAAGCCTTCAGCATGCCCGTCGTTTAATCCGTCAGTGCCACCCATAGCCTTAGGGTTACCACCTGATTCAGTACTGATTTGACGTAAAACTTTAGCAACCATCGAACCTGACGTTGACAGATTGAGCTCTGCTAATGCCTTTTTAACCAGTGGTTTCCAGCGGCTAACCGAATCACCGGCAGGGTTACCATACGATCCACTCGAACTAATGCCAAACTTGTTAGCTAACTTTTTGATCATGCTGAAGAATCCAGAGCCAACTTGGCCTTTGATGCCTTTTGCACTAGTCTTGCTAGACTTACCCTTATTAGGATTTACCATTGACCAAAGCTTGCTCCACCATGATTTAGCAGATGATTCTACTTTACCGAACGCACCTTTGCTGATTTGTTGGAATACACCTTTAGTACTGCCTTTGGTATATTTAAATAAGCTTTCAACCGATTTAATTGGATGTTTAATGATCTTCACTGCAGTTTTAAAAAGCTTTTTAAGCCAACTTGCATCTTTTTTGACTGTGGATGCCACACCAGAAAAAGTGTTACTAATAGCACTACCAATGCCACTAAAGAATGAACCAATACCACCTTTTGCAAAGTGTGGTACTCCAAAAGTAGCGCTGTCTCTTGCGTTAGCCACTTCATCGCCTGGCATGAGTACGGTATGTGCATTTTTTTGCGTGGAATACTCGACTGAATCACTTGCCTTACGGTAAATCAATTCAGGATTTTTGGCACCAGGTTCGTCATTAACAATTGCTGGTGTAACACGGTCAATTGATTTTCTGAAATTGCTTGAAAGCGAACCAGTACCAGTTGCAAAATGAATAGGTTTAATGGCATACTTCCTACCACCAAACCGATGGATAACCCCATCAATGCCATTGATGCCATCATTGATGATGCCAACAACACCCTTCATCCCCTTTTTAGCTAGCTTATGCAAACCGCCCCACATATTGCTCCAAATACCATGAATACCAGAGCCTAGACTATAAAATCCTTTTTTGAAGGTTGATGAAAATGATTTACGCCACTTCTCCATGGATGTTCCCCATGAACCAGATTTTTTTCGCATATCATTCCAACGATTGCCTAAATAATTCCTGGTAGACCTCCAGTGTTTTTTCCATGACTTAGAAAATGACTTCTTAAAACTACTAAACCATTTTTTAGTATTATTACCCCAGTTATTAGTATTTTTCTTCATTGACTTCCAGCTAGAAGACAATGTGCCCTTAGTAGACCTCCAGTGTTTTTTCCATGACTTAGAAAATGACTTCTTCCATTTATCGAAGTTTCTAGATAATTTTCCAGTTTCTGACTTCCAAGGCTTCGCTAGGTTAGGCATTTTAGGCCATTTAATTCTTGGCATTTTTGGTGTCTTGAACTTAGGCCAGTGCCAGTTTTTCCAATTCATCCATTTCGGCAACGAAGGCCATGAGAACTTAGGAATTTTGGGTGCTTTAAATTTAGGCCATTTCCAATTCTTCCAGTTCATCCACTTTGGTAATGAAGGCCATTTAATTTTTTCAAATTTAGGAGACTTAATTTTCTTTGTTGTTGGTTTTTGATTAGTTGTTAGCCAAGTCCAGATTTTAGGAGTTTTAATCCTTGGAAAAGTAATTTTAGGCATAGTAATCGTTTTAGAACCTTTACCCGGATTTTGGTTAGTCGTTAACCATTTCCAAACGGATTGAATTCCTTGACTTGTTTTTTTATCATTCTTTTTATTCTGCTTGTTCATGAAGTCCCAAGCTGAACTAATTCCTTTACCTGTTTTACCAGTCCAATAACCAACATCACCGACGCCATAGCCCACCGCATTTGCAAGCATTCGAGGATCGGTAACATTATTAACTATGCCTTCTTTTTTACGTTGCTTGGAATCAATGTCACCAGAAATTCCTTTATTCCATTCATAAACAACTTGATTGCCTTCACCGCCTTTAACCTGTGACACTTTTAAGGGATGCTTCTTTTGATATTTTTCCCAGCTTGAAATAAACCCACTTGCAAACTTAGTACCCAAAGCTCCACCTGCTAGTGCTCCTAAGGGGCCGGCCATTGAAAATCCAATAGCAGTACCAATGATTTTTCCAGCTCCTTTGCCATAGTCTTTTAGCTTTTTGTCTTTATTTCGTTCTTTCATGCCTTTAGCAATATCAGTAGAAGCGTCGTACACTGCTTTAACGCCCACGGCAACTGTAGCAATTTTTCCTAACTTGCTTGACTTTTTCCATTGATTCCTAAATCCGGTTCCGTTATTCACTTCTCTAGAATTAGTTGATACAGTCATCTTTTTGTTCAGTTTTCCATACCAGTTAACCATGGTTTTTAATCCAGAAATTGAAGCTCCAATGCCTTTAGAAATGCCACCAATTGCAAAGGATACTGGACTAATGGCTGCTAAAACCAATCCAAACCCAACCGTTAGTTTTTGCACTTTTGGAGACATTTTACCGATCCCGTCTAATATACCCGCTAATTTTACGGCAATTTTAGTAATATAAGGAAGCACATTCTTCGCAAACATAATTGAAACAGCTTCGCCAGCCTGTTTAAATTTAGCAAGTTGGTTTTGTGCGGTTTTCATGTTCTGACTAGCTAAAGTTGCCACATAACCTTTGCCATTGTGCTGTTTATCAGAACGAGCAACTTGATCATTTAATTTACCAAGTTGATCAGCATTTTGTGCTAAAATCAGTCCGGCCTGCTGTCCGGTCGTGCCAAATAACGAATGGAACAGATTGGTCTTCTTATTTTTACTCATTCCTTCAGTATGTGATTTCAGCAGGCCGAAGATATCGGTCATAGACTTCATATTACCTTTTTTATCTATGAAATCCTTGGTTGATAAATTCATAGCTTTTAGGGCACTGGTCCCGCCTTTTGTGGGTGAAATCAAACTATTAATTGCCTTACGTAATCCAGTACCGGCCTTATCTGCTTCAAGGCCATTATTACTTAATAGGCCCATTGCAGAAGCAGTTTCAGACAGACTAAATCCAGCTTGATGGGCTGTTGAGCCAACATAACTCATGCCAACGCCTAAATCACTAAAGCCTGTTGATGTTAAGTCAGCAGCATACGCTAGTTGGTTAGTTACTTTTTTAGTGTTTCTGATCATTCCTGCTGTGGACTTTGTTCGTAGCCCAAATGCTTCAAGTGTCTGAGACGATACACTTACAACATCTTTAAAATCATCACCAGAAGCAACTGATGCTTGTAGTTCTGAACGCATTGCGCCTAGCGCTTGTTTGCTTGAATAACCTCGCTTTACTAAGGCTTGATAGCCATCGGCAATACTTTTTTGTGATTTTCCATATTTAACAGCATCAGCCGCGGCATCATTCTGCATTTTATTAACCCCAGCAATGGCGGCTTTTTGTGTTTCACCACCGTTCTTGATTAAGTTAGTCGTTTGCTTGAATGAGTTTTGCAATTCAATAGCTTTTTTAGAACCATAAACAAATCCTGCTCCCACAGCTAATGAAGCGGTTGAGCTTGCCCTGCCAAACGCAATTGCCTTCTTGCCAGCACTATTGAGCGACTTAGACAGTAATGCCCCCTTATCAGCCACTCTAGCCATTGTTTTGGACAGCCCACCTGTTGATTTATTTAACGATTTTGTCTTCATCCGAGTTTCGGCCATTGCCTTGCCAGTTTGATCTAATCGTGTTTTTTGTTTTAGATAAGCTTCACTAGTTTTACCAGATGCACTAGCAATCTGTTTAAGCTCCTTTTCTTGCTTATCGTATATTTCTGACATCTGATCATACTTAGTGTGTAAGCCAGTCAACTGTTCCCGATTAGCTTCATTTTCTTTGCCTTCGGCGCGCAAGCGAGAAACATAAGTTTCAGAAGCACTTGATGCCACCTTCATGGCTTTATTCATATCAGCCATGCCTGACTTATAATACTCAAGGCTGCTCTTAGCTCGGTTTTGTTCACCGGTTAAACTAGTAATAGAATTTTTTGCACTGGTAATTATTTTTTCTTGCTTTGCAAATTCAGTACGGCCCTCTGCAGTTTGAAGATTGAGACCTTTTTGTGCTTTCTCAGCATCAGCAATAATATTGTTTTGTGCCTTAATTGCCCGTTCACTATCTTTTACCTTTCCAGCATAGGCATCTGTAATTTGTCCACCAGATTTTAGTTCAGCAAAGTTAGCACGCATTTCAGACTTAAGCATTGTGGCTGTTGATTTTAATTCCTGCATTGATCGTTTCATACCATGATCATCTAAAAATACATCAAAATTTAGTCCTGCTGTTTCACCCATATTGTTCATTTCCTTCCTTTATATAGATATAAAAAATAGCCCCTGAATATTCAGGGACTAAAATAATGAAGCAATACCACCGCGTTCTTTAAACTCTTCACCAGTGATTGTTTCATCTTCTTTTTTTATTGAAGCTTTTAAAATTTCTTGAAGTTCAAAATAATCAGCATTTTCAACTTCATCATATGACCAGTGGAAATAAACAATTAATTGCTGTTCAAAATTCAACAAATCGTTATATTGCTGATCAATGGTTATTTTTTTGCCGTTTTCTCTGTAGCCTCACCACCATTGACTTGTTGAACAGTCTTGGCTAACAATTCCATAGCTTCGTCTAATTCCAAGTCATCTAACTTTTCCAAATCTTTTTTGTTTAATTTAATAACGTTTTTAAAATAATCTTGAATTGTGTCCATTACTTTCAGAATAAAATCCATTTCAGAATCATCGCTATCGACACTTTTTTCATTTTCAGAAAGGTGCATTGCCCACTTTGCAATTTTTACTGACTTACGAATATTTTTCATTGAACCTTTAACTTCATGACTATGATCAAAAACTTTTACTTTCATTTTTTATATCTCCTTTATTTTTTAAAATATGTATCCGGGGAAATCCCGGTTTAAAACTACGATTTTGGAGCAGTTGCTGTACCAGTTGGAAACAAATCGGTTTCAAATGCATCTAATTTGAATTTATCATCTGATGCATAGCCCTCATTGTAATATTGGCCATCTGACAAACGGCCTTGGCACTGCATAGTTATTGAATCAGTTGTTCGTTGTTCGGTATCTTGATTAGAGTTTAGAGTAGTATCACCAGGCACCAGAATGCCTTTATAGAAACCGTAGTAAATTCCCAATCCATTTTTATCGTGAGTAACCAATTCAAGTGATACGTCTTTTGAACGTGTTGTTGATCCTGCACGCCAAGCACCAGTGGTTTCGTCTTGAACCATGCCGGTTAGATAGTTAATAATTTCAGGCGCAAAATCATTAACTGATAAAACGACTTGAAGTGATCCAACACCACGGCCAGAAGTACCAGTCCGTTGGTCACCACCATAATATGGTGAATATGTTGCTGCTTCACCAGTAATTGCTGCACTAATAACACCATCTGAATTAGTTGGCGTCAATGTATAGATCCCATTTAAGGCGTTATTTGTTACGATTTTTTCGTTAGCATCTTGTTCTGCTAACTTTGCTAAAGCAAAACCAATTTTTGTAGCCATTTGTTATATCTCCTTTTTGTGATTAAATTTATAAGTGATAACTAACGTTTGATTGTCCGGTGTAAAATCGTGTCCAGATGTTGAAAACACACGATAGTCATTTTTTTGTAACAATTTAAGAAAGTTATCTTCTAAAGAATCTACGTCAATCGTTGTTTCTTTTGAATAGTAAATTTGCACTTGCAATTCTTCATTAATCGAATTAAAACGATCGCCACCATAATTTGTAGGAGCCTTTAGAATTTCTGTAACTAAAAAAACAGGATCCGTAATAGTTACGTTCCCTGAATTAATTGAGTAAGCATAGACATTTTTCATATTTAAATTACTGCTAATTAAGTTTTTTAAAATGTTGGCGGACATTATGCACCACCAGCCTTTTGCTTAACGATTTTTTTGATTTCTTCAGTCATGGTCTCGTTCATTTTATTTTCAGATTCTTGTGCTGCCTTTTCCCAGAAATGAAGACCTTCTATTTTTTTACCATTACGTTTATTTTTCCAACTAGAATCCCAACCGTCATTTATAAAGCGTGACACAGCAGCCTTTTTAGTTTTTTTGTCAAAGCCAACTCGTGCAGAATTATTTTTCTGTCGTTCAATGTGTAATGATTCTCGCAAATGATACTTTTCGTTGACGTTGTCCCGTTCAGGTATCATTGGTTTTACAGTATCCACAAAGACCTGTGCCGTTTTCTTATTAACTTCAAACAGTTCATCGTAAGATAATCCTTCAGCCAGCTTATCTAGCGCACTTGTAAAACCATCGTCTTTAATGTCACCACCATCACTCATGATCTAACACCCCTTTTTTAAGAGTTATCAAATCATAACTAACCGGATTGGTATCATCAATTGAGTTATTAGTAATTCTATAAATTTCATCACCAATTTTCACATTTGTGTCTTTTTCCACAGATGGATTATGGCGAATGCCAATCATACGATCATAGGTGACACCGTTGCCTCCAAGCATTAACTGTTGGCCAATGCTCTGACTATAGCTGAATGCTCGTAACGTCTTATGAGTTTGAAAGCCTTGGATTGCTTGCCCGAATGAATTTGTTTTATCGGTGTCGCCATAAGTTCCAAACTCAGCCTTTAACTGAAAACGAGATGTATCAATCTGCATTTTAGTCACCGCTTTCTGTCAATGAGTTCAACGCGTAAATTCGATTAATCATTTCAGAAAAACCAGCCGGATATTCACGTGTACTACCATTGCTGCCACGGTTAAAATACCAAAAGTCTACAAGTGTTCTAACAGCGGTATTAAATAATGGCTGGCTACGTAAAAAATCTAGATTGATTGTTGTAGAAACCATACTAGAAATTTCTATTTCTGCCGAATTTATTAAACCTTGAATCACATTTTTGTCCGTATCCGTATCCACGGCCATGTAATCTTGCATATCATCAACCGTTACCATTCAATCACTCCATTCTACGAAGCACTTGAACTCGATGCGGCGCTAGAGCCACCATCGTTTCCAGATGGTGCTACTATTTTGACGCTGTTACCGTCAAGAAATATCCAGCTTTCGCATCAGCAGAACTTACACCATAACGTAAGACACCTGCTAAGTATTGACCATAAACTTGGTCGTACTGCCATGAGATGGAAACTTCTTTACGATCCGCAAACAATACAGCTCGTTTTAAATCACCAACAAAGGCATGTGCTTCTCCGGCCTTGCCAAGTAAAGTATCACCAACTTTATATACTGGAACACCTAGCAATGTTGCACCAGAACCACTTGTGACGTCTTGGTGGAAGATATATTGACCATTAGCATCTTTTAAAGTATCTAAAACGTTATAAAGTGATTGAGATGCCACAATTGCAGGAACATATGCTGGATCCAAATCAACGTTTAAAATGTGCTTCAAATCATCAACTAAAGTACCTGATGTGGATGACTTAGCAGTAAACGCTTCAAGAATCGCTGCGATATCTTTATTGGTTGTGTTAACTCGTTTTTCGTTGATATTCTGGCCAACCAAAGCCGTTAAATCAACTTGTGCGTCATCAATAGATTCTTGTGATAAGGTGATGGCACCACGGTGAGTATCAACTGACCATTTAATATCTGTAAATTCAGGCTTTGCTAATGCAGGATTTTCTTTTAATTCTTCCACACTAGGAAAAGTATCATCAGCACGTTTCAAAATTGGGTATGTGCCACTCGGATTGGTAACAGGTGTGCGTGTAACCAGTGTTGACAAATCAACCACGCTATTTACTTCAGCAGATGGATTATAGATAATCTCTTCTGGAATAATTGGCTCAACATCAGGTGATGTGATACCAGTTGCATCGTCTTTCATTACCTTGTGACGAATATAATTATTAATTTGTTCTTTGGCTTTGTCCAAAGGTGTTTTAGCTTTTGGCGTGATGTCCTTGCCTTCTTTCTGACTATCATCAACAGTTTCTGTTTGCATTTCTGCAATTTGCTCGCGCAAATCATCACGAATAGCCTTCTCATTTTTAAAATCATTTTTGAAGTCTTTCACGGCTTCTGCATCAACAGAGTCATCAAGCAATGCTGTATTAATTTTGTTTTGTAAATCAGCACATTTCTCTGACGACTTGCGATATTTATTTTGTAACTTTGAAATAACGTTCATATTGTTATTCCTCCTTTAAAATTTTCAATTTATTGTTTAAAATACTTTGATGTGAATTTTTAACATCATCAATTTTTGCTGTGCTAAGAGCCTTTAATTTTTCAATTGCTTGCTTTGAAATTAATGGAGAGAGCGAATTGGTTACTGCCAATTCTTTATCATTCTCTTGCACCTCATCGGCAAATCCTTGATCAACAGCGTCTTGTGCCGTTAACCACGTCTCATTATTCATAAGATTTAAAACTTCTTCTTGCGACTTACCAGTTTTCGCTTGATATGCAGCCGATAAAGCTTTATCAACAGTGGCCAGCATAGTTGCATCGTGTGATAGATCATTTGTATTGCCAGCAGATTGTGTGGAAGCCCTATGAATCATCATTAAAGATGTCGGTGCCATTTTTACAACGTCACCACTAACAGCAATAACAGAAGCAGCAGAATAAGCAGCGCCTTGAACAACGGTGGTTACTTTTCCAGAATAGTCATGAATTAAACTAGCAATTTCGGCTGCACTTTCTACAATGCCACCTGATGAAGCGATATCTAATTCCACATCATCACCATTCGCGTCATTTAGTGCTTTTTGAAAAGAGGCCGGATTAACATTGGCAATGCCAACGTTATCTAGGATTGTTCCCCAATCACTATCCATAACTTCACCTTTAATTGGTATCTTGACTGTCATCGTTATCACCACCTTCTGTTGGAATATTAGGATCTGGTAAATCAACCGGTAAATATCCATTCCTTGTAAGCAGAAACCGTGCTTGATTGCTTGCAATTGCTCCTGAACTCATCAAAGAATTTACTTGACTAATTTTTAGAGAATCATCAACGTCAATCATGCCTTTTATATCTAACTGCAAATCAGGAGCGTTAAGCTTTTCTCTCAATTCGTCAAGAATTGGATTAACATCCGTATTTAAAGTCATTAAATATGTGCCTTTAATCTGATCAATATTAGAATGCTGACTTTCAGTAGTTGAACCGCCGCCCATCATGTCTACTGGAACTCCATAAGCTTTAGCAATATTGTTGGCAGTATATTCGCCACTTTCTTGAAGTTGCTTTAGAATATCTTGCTTAATTTCAAACGGCGTGTATTTCATGGAGTTGTCTAACACCATTACTCCACCGTTGTTTCCTTCGTTCTGCTTTTGAAATTGAGCTTTCATAGCTGTTTTTTCTTCATCAGAGGCCTTTAGAGTGTCCCAATTAAGCACACCACCAGGATTAATTGCATGAGTAATGGCATTAATATTGGCTTTTTTACTGTTATTAGAAATCGTAGTTTCATAAGATAGGCTCTCCAGTGGCGACATTCCAACTAAATAACGGTATTTTGCGTCCGGCATTAAACGAAAATGGAGCATCTCACCTTGAGATAGCTCCATTTCTTGTCTTCCATTGCTTTCCGCAATCGTGTATTTAATTCCTTGATTACCTTTTAAGTAATTAATCTGAACGTCTGAAGGCGGTACCTGTTCTAAGCCATGTCCACGAATAAATGGAACATAAGCATTACCAGATAACAGTAATTGAACCAATACACCTTGCCAAAAACTAAAGCGTGATATCAATTGGCTTGGGTTATTTAAAATATCCGAAACATAGGAATTTTCAGTTTTAAATTTTGCACTTGCCACATCAGATGAAATTCGATTAATCACACTATAAATATCACTATTTTTTAAAGCACCACTAGCATCTGCCATCGTTATTTTTTTACCCGCAACAATCTGGTACAATTCAGGATTAAAGCCGTGTGTTGATGGATAATGCATATTCTTAATATTTGACCGACTAAGTAATCCCATTAGTTACCACCTCGATCGTCAATTACCTTAATAATTGCTAAAATAATAAAGGTGATACCTGTAGAGAATAACCCAATCAACAAATTTACTAGCCAAAAACCAATGTTTAAAATAATTAACCCAATTAAAAACATAATCACCTGGCCGTATAACTGATAAATTTTCGTGGTATCACCTCCATTTTTGTCTGTTCACATACTATAGCGTAGTCAATGTGCGAGTTTGACTAAAATAAAGTCATATTATTAATTAATTTCATTCTATCTTCTGCTGATAATGTATCAGCATATGTTTTTTCGCTGCTCGGATCGTCATAATCTTTCCAGTAGAAACGTCCTGTACTATACGCGTCAACTAGTGCATCAACCGTATCAATATGATCAGTGTTAGAATTAACCCGGTCAACTTTAATAAATCCAGCCCCATCTACATGCATTACCGAATTTTCTAAGCTTGCATGCATGATTGGATCATTGTCAATCATAATTTCATGCCGGCCAAAGTCTTCTTGCAATGCTTTAGTAGTGTTATTGAGGTTATAAGACGTTTGCTTAACTGGTGCGATATTCCAATCTTGGTGATTATTCTCAATTAAACTAGTAAAATCATTAGACAAGGCCGCATCATAAAGGATGGCCTGCACTTTTAATTGATGCTTTGCCACATAGTTAACCACATAATCATAGACTTCACGCAAATTTATAAATCCTTGTGGATCACTAGTAATTTTACAAAAGCCTTGCTTTTCAACCTCACGGTACTTTATGTTATCCTGTTTTTCTTTGGCTTCAATTGACTTAGCTTGTTTCCAAGGAATAAAACTAAAACTGTGAGCATAAAATTTTTGATCTATTGGGAATAAAAATATTAGTCCAGTATTATCGTTAACCATTGAAGCATCAAAACCAATATAAACTGGTAAATTATCATTTTTTGGTGGATTATCTGTTGTGTTTGCCTGAATATCAGAAATTGGAAACAGCCCGTTGGCAAACTTCTTGCTCCAAATGTTCATGATTTTAGTAGCAAATTCTGATAGTTTGCCCTGTGCTTCCATGTTTTCACGTTCTGCAATTGCTCCCTGAACCAGTGATGAAGTAAGTTTATTATCTTTTAAGAACCTAGGATTGGATTTTTCCCATAATTCAGGCTGCATAATCTCCTGTTCATTGTCTTGTTCATAAACAATAGCAAAAATTGATTCGGATTCATGTGAATCGGTATCCTGCATTTTCTTTTTCATACTGTCTTGCATAGTTTTAAAGGATGTGTGCACGTCTGGATACGCAGTTGATATTTGAATAAATAAAGCATTCGGTAACTTAGTTTGTCCAGAAGTAATCTTTCCTAAAACAGCATTATTATTTTCTTTTAAATCGCCGGCTTCATCATAGACACCCAAAATAGCATGGAACCCATCTAGCCTTCCTGATTCAGCAGATTTAATCTGAATAATGTTTTGGTGATTGTCTGATAGTTCAGTTTTCTTAACCATTGTTCCAATATTCTTACCGTATTCATGAAATGGTTGGCCTACATCAATCAATCTAGAAATCTGTGGACTAATATCACGCCATAAAATCTTTGCCTGATCGGTATTATTACTAGCAATCAAAATTTGCTGATTATATTTATCCTTCGCCACAATAAAATAATAAAAACTAGTAATAATACTAGATATCCAAGTCTTACCATTTTGCCGCGCCATTGAAATAACAGCTTGGTGAAACCTGTTACCACCTGTTTCAACATTCCGCCATCCAATCAATGACGCTAAAATAAACGCTTGCCACTCTTGCAATTTAATCGTCGAATTCATATCAGAAGGATTAGGAGATAATTCTGCAAAATATAAAATAGCGTTAGCAAAATTAATATCATAATTATAGTGAAATTCAGAATCATTCTTGATCCGTTTTAAGTCGTTCAAGTGTCTTAAACAAGCTAACTGTACAAATTGACCAGTTACATATTGATCAGTAAACAAAACATCATACGCATATTTGGTACCACGGTCTGAATATTTTTGTAACAAATCTACATAATCACTTTTTTTAACTGCTTTTTTTATATTTTCAATTTTATCTAACAGCATCAGAAATTAACCTTCTTAAATGGATTAGGTGCTTCCTTAGCTTCGTTTTTGCTTTGCTTTGGTAGCAATTCTGCACGAGCAGAGGGCGACAATCCTAATTCCGCACCGATTGTTTTCATATTTTTAATTGCATCGTTCAAATTATTAACTGCTGGATTACGCTTGTTTCCTTTATAGTTTCGCTGGAATTTTCCGTTTTCGTCCACAATCGGATCGCCATTACCATCCAGTGCAATTTCATATAGCTGTGTAACTGCCTTATCCTTTTGAATATTTTCGAATGAATCACGAAAAATCTGATAACTAATGCAATAGCTTTCTACCATGGAAATATCTACTGCTTTTAATATCGGTTTTTTCTCCAATAATTCTGAAATAATTAACCGCCACATATCAGTTGCATATTTAGATCCACGAAGCGAAAAAGGCACCCGTTTTGATAACGGTTCATAGTCTTTTTGTTCACGCAGAATTTCTTTAACAACTATTTTTTGATCTTTCCGTGTAGTTGTTGCTAAATCTAAGTTTCTTTTTCTTCCTGCATGATGTTCATTCATTAAAAATAGCTCCTTTCTGAAATTTTTAAAAAATACAAAATATTTTTGAGAGGACAGGTTGGATGTGAGCTTCCCTTAATATCAACCCTGCGGGGCCCTATCGATTATTTTTTGCTAATGATTTCAATTATTTTTTCTTTTGTAAATTCTTTTGAAATATCTAAGTCGTGAATAAAATCGCCATTAAATTTTTCGTTTTCTAGCTCAGTTTTAAAATAATGACACCTACCACAGATTACCCACAAATTACTGACTGTATATTCCAACCGCTTATCTACTCTTCTAGGGATGATGTGGTCTACATAGACACGTTCAGCGTGCTTACCACAGCATTCACAAATGTGCATAGAATCTCTACGCAGTTCTCGTGATAGTAGCTTCCAATGACGTGATTGATAGAATGCATTGGCTTCTTTATCTCGATCAAATTGATTGTAGTGTCGTTGATCGTAACTATATGATTGTTTACGATATTGATCACGCCTTGATTCGTAAGCAGTTTGTTCTGCTTGATGAACTGAACAATAACGACGGTCAGCAGTTGTTAGATTGTGACAGCCAACATGTGTACAGATATGCATCTTCATAGTTTGATTGCCTCCCAATTCAAATGATGCTTATTCATTAGTTTGTTGACGTTATCTACCATCTGATATGTGCTGTGGATATTCTCAACACCTAACAACTTAAACATCCGGATAGGTTCGTCCACATCTAACGCATCACAACAAACATCACTATCCCAGTTGCCTTTGAGAATCGAATGCAAAGCGTCATAGTTGTTGAATTGAATAGCCATTGCCAATTGAGAGATTAGCTGCGTGGTGTGATGCTCTTGATAGTTAGTTACATTATCAACATCCGTTTGTTTGATATTCTTAGTATTAAATTGTTTCTCAATGCCACGCATCTTCCATGCCAACTGGCGATCAGTCAACTCATATTCATCCTGTGTCCACTTGACACCATTGGTTAAACAATCATAGATAAACTTACGTGTGTCTGCATTGCGAACATAAAGCTTAAGATATTCAGATAAAGCTTGTGGATCTATTTGCAATTGTTTAGCAGTATTACGATTCAACAGGGTAAGCTGCTTAGCCTTAGCTAATTCTTCCTGGTCACGTTTGCTAGACTGGGCAAGGTTGCGACGTGCATCCATATAGCCACGTGTTATGATCTCAAACAGGACTAAGTGGTCTTCATTATTAATTGCTTCATATATAGCTATATCATCAGCGCTGTGCAGTCTTTGATAACTGTCTAATCGTTTACCAACATAGAGCGCTAGATGACTATTAGCATCAACATAAGATAGTTTAAAGCTACTCATTAAATAGTGAATATATAGTTGTGACCAATTGCTGGTAATCAATTTATGCAGTACATCATTATTAACTTTTAATGTCATCAAAAATAACGCTCTCCCTTACTGTCACATGCAATCCGTGGTATAATGTAATCACATAGATTGATGTGACGTTCTGGGGAGAACGTTATTTTTTTGGAGTAATATAAATCAGGAGATAAAGAACATAAGTACATTATATTACCAGTCATATATAATTTCAGCATTGCAGTTTTGTTAATTAATAAAACTATTAATTAATCTGCTTACCAGAATGACGATTGTTATGCCGAGATAAGCCAAATTCGGTTTTAATTCTATACAGCGTCGTTTTATCTAAGTTCAGCAGTTCAGCAGCTTTAATATCAGTTAATTTAGGATTATTTTGTTTATATTTCATGTACTGAATAATAATAGCTGCATGATCGTCAGGAGTTACTCTCGGTTTAATTCTAAGTCTATGATATTCGCAAAAATTGTCTAGTCGCTCTAATGCTCCTTCTTCATTACGTTCATAAGCATCTAGTAAATTGCCTAATTGCACAAACATTTCATGGTTTTTAAGCATTTAATCACCTCATTATCTGGTTTAGTCATTTGCTTACCTCAACTTTCACTTTATTTTTAGCGACCACCTTAACCCATTCAGGCGCTGAATCAATCTGGGATTGAGTAACAAATAAATCAGGATTGACTATATTGTCAGCTTCAAATTCTGAAAATTGTGAAGTCCATGATTTGTTGCATTCGTTGCCAATAAATGCATACATAACATCTCCACCCAGATCTTCCGTGCCTTCCATTGGTAGCACAAATTTTTCTTCTTGCTGGATTTCATAACCGTATAGCCATGCGCGTGCAAACAATTCTTCGTGCTTAATATTTACTTCACGGTCATTATCTGTAAGCCATCGTTCGATTTCATCGGGCATACAGTCACACATGTATTCTGGCTGCATAGCACTGCCAACACCAATGCGACTTGGGCTATGCGGAATATCGCGTTTACAATAGTCAATATAATCTGCTACAAACTTAGGTATTTTAACTTTAGGTATCAACTTTGAAACATCATATTCTTTATTACTTCCTAGTCCATAAATGCTGTTGTATACTCCAGGAGCACTCAGCTTTTCTCCGATTTCTTGCCCTGTCATTATTCCTCACCCTTAACTAATTCAATCTGTCCATCTGCTTCACTATCTGGTTTAGTCATTTATTTATCCTCCAATAATTTTTAATGCATCATCTGTGCTGCGTGCCACTCCGTATAACACGGGAAAATTCTTAATCATTACAGCAAATTGCTCTTGATCATGTCGCAAACGACCAGTTTTATTTTTTACTTCAATACAAATAAATTTTCCATCTGAATCTCGATATCCACACAAGTCAGGAAAACCTTTAGGAAACAGCATGATTGTTCGGCCACTTTCTGTACGTATTTTCCCCGCATTGCTACGGAAAATATGACATCCATTTTCTGATAATTTTAAAATGATTTCGTTTTGAATCTTATGTTCGCTATCGATGTGACACACATCTCTTTCCTTGTGACAGTGTGTGACAGACAATGTGACAGATGATTAATCGCTGTAGTCCTTACTGCCACAGGGATTGAAGCATACTTTTTATATGTGTGACGGATAAATCGTCTAAGCTTTCTCTATATATTATTTTTTTATTTATATATATACTTTTTACCTTTTATCTGTCACAAAGAAAAAAGAAGGTATAAACCCTTACAGCAGTAACGGTTTAACGATTAATTCATCCGTCACATGTCCGTCACATCCGTCACACTTTTTTAGTTATTTATGAAATTCAGTCTTGAATCTTGCTTAATTCTTATGCCACTATAATATCTGCCATTGCGATTCTTCATATATTTATATTTAGCTTTCATTTCAGATCCAAACTTCTGTTTGCTCATTGAATACTCTGAATTATCTGCCGCCCACTGCTTATATAATTTAAATAATTGACCAGCAGGTGCTTCATAATCTTTATATTTTTCACAATTGTCACTAACAAACATATCAATGACATCCATTTCACTACGATATTCTTTGCTTGCTTCTAGCACGCTCTGTGGAGGATTTAAGCCCTCACGTTGCCACATTACAGCACCATCAACTGCCCAGTTCAAAATACCGACTTCTTCGCGCTTTAACTTATATTTAAGATCTTTATCAACTTTTTCATCTGGAATTTGCACATCAAACGGAATTAACATCAATCTGCGCCAGATACCGTCATCAGTGCCACGAATAATTGGCTTGTGGTTAGTTGCTAGCCAAATCTTAAACTCTGGTTCAAACTCGAATTCCTTGCCATACAAGAATCTTGCAGTGACCTTATCACCACCAGTTAGCTGTTTAACTAATCCTTCATCAAGCCGTACGCCTTCGTTCGGCTCTGACGAAATAACCAAGCGTGCACCTTCTAGTCTGGCAATATCAGAATTGGCTGATCCATTACTTTGTCGAATCATGATTGATTCGGCTTGCATTGTTTTTGCATAGTTACCTAACAAATCGGCAATCGTATCGATAAATACTGATTTACCATTGCGGCCATTGCCGTATAGAAAAAACATAACTTGTTCTTTAACCGATCCAGTTAGCGAATAGCCAACTGCTTTTTGAATGTAATGAATTAAGTCTTGATCATTGTTGAAAATTTGATTTAAAAAGCTTTCCCATTCGGGTGCATCAACTTTGTCAGTAAATTCGGCATTAGTTTGCTTGCTAAACATTTTGTGAATATCATGATTATGTAAAATGCCACTTGTTAAATCCACATAACCATTTTCGGTATTTAGCAACGTTTTATCAGTGTCAAACTCATTGTGTAAAATTGGCACTCTATGCTGCAATTCATCAATGATTGATTTTTTGGCACGATTACCGCGTGTTTTTTTGATAAACTTTTTAAAATTGTCTGTAACTTCGTCCTCATCCATACCGTCTGGAACGTTGATTTTTTCATTCTTCATGGTGTCAATCATCATATCCACGTATTTGTTAATAATTCCAGAGTTATCGATTTCCCAAAAGCTACCATTGTAGATGTACCAAACTTTATCTATATACGAATATCGAATTGCCGTACCAAATAGATCCATCATTCTGTCAGCATTGCCGGTATCGTCCCAGCTACGTGCTGGTTTTGGCTTATTTGGTTTTTGCTTATCAAAATTAAATATATATTTTTTAACTTCCCGTTTTTTCTGATAAACATTGTTAGTTTCGTTGATGGCTTTGTTTAGTGTGGCTGTTCCATAAGTTGTTTTACCGCGTTTCTCGTCCCATTTAGGACGCATAAGATTCGATTGACGATAAATACTATCCATCTTCTTAAAGTCTCTACCAGTCCAAAATGCTAAATCATTAGCAAAAGCTAAATCGGCTTCAGATTGTGAAGGATAAAATTCAGGCCAGCCACCACGCATGAATAATTTAAATCGTTTACCTGAGCTTGATTCTTCAGCACGTTTAATAATTTCGTCTTCTGATAAATCATTTGGTGTAATTTCATGATTTGATCCTGGTAAGTTCACAATGTTATCTGTGTGTAAATATTTATCATATAAGAATTTTAACTGCGTTTTTTTAGGTTTATTTATCGTACGAATATTACCCAATAGATTGCCTGTCATAGCAAAGAAACGACCGGTTTCATACATTTCTACATTAGCTTTGCGCCGTCTGCCACCCGGTATTTTGCCTTTAACAATAATATGAATACCTGCACCTGATAAACTAGTTTCAGTGTAAGAATTAGTCAGTCCCATAAATTCTTGGACTTGATTATCTTCTTTGTCACCTTGTTTCCAGCGTTCAATATCATTTGGAATGTGATCTACGTCAATACCAACGTATGGAGCTTTGAAGTAAAATCCTAATCCGTCCATTTGATAAGTTGTGAGTGCTTTTAAAGCAGTTTTAAAGTCAACCCACTGTGTTGGATCATTTGATTTACCTTCACCGCCGTTTACAGCATTGTGTGGAATTTTTGTATATTTATTTTTGTTTGGTTGCCAAATTTTTCTGTAAAGTCCCCATTGCTTTAGGGGCTTAAGTTCATCTGGAATAAGTTCATATCGCACATCTATGCCTCCGTAAATTTAGAATGGAATGTCCGAATCATCTATACTAATGTCGTCCTTGCTATCGAATGGATTATCAGTTGATTTTTTTGAATCTTTAAATTTGTGATTTACTTCTGGATAATTAGTTTCACTAATATTCCATGGTGCAACTCGGTTAACTTTTTCTGTTTTGCCGTTGTATGTGTTATCCTCATTTTTGATATATGCTTGTACTGGCTTACCTGTGATTGCCTTAATAAAGTCGTCCACAGAATTTAAAACTGTGCCTTCTGGTACTTTTGCAGCATCCAAAATGTATTGAAATGAATCGGTATCATATTGATTGGTTTGCTTACGTTTCCAGTTATCCATGAAGACGTGACGATTATGATATTTCGCATTTGTCTCTGCTAACGTGGGCACTTTATCCAGATCATTACGAATTAATAAATCTAATTGCAATGATTCCGCACCGTTTTTAGTTGCTTGCTCTTGTGCTTTATTGATTAAGACTTCGTAGTTACCTGTAGGCATTGCTCCAAATGAGTTTTCCTGATTGTTTGAATAGTTTGCTGTTAAAAATGCCATGATTAAATTCCTCCGTTTTTTAAATTAAAATATTTTTGTTCGGCTACTTTGCGTGCTGCAATTGCTTCAGCTTGAGTAAGAAATGAACCCAATGATTTATACTTGTTATGGACGGAAATATGGGCTTCCCACTTATGCGTATCTTTTCTATATCTAACTCCTAAGTTTTTGCCTTTTTTACTATTAAAATCAGCGATTTTTAATGGAATTCCTGTTGAACTTCCATGGGCAATCCCGTGTAAATCCATTTCTTTAAATTCATTTGTTATTGTATTTTTTACAAGTACTTTTTTGTTACTGTTTGGTAAGTAATCAATAATTAAAAAGTTTTTTATTCTTTTTCCTCGATAATCTTTTAGAATGGCTCCCTTATTTGGCCCAAGCTTTGGCTGGCCGTATTCTTGTTCCCACTTTTTTCTCAGTTTGTTTGCCTCTCGCTCTGTACTAACAAATTTACGTAGCCTACCGCATTTAGATTTATTTACGTAATTAACTTCCCATAATTCTCTATTTTTTACTTTGCTTACTCCACGCATGCACTCACCCCAGCATTCCCCTTCTTTTAGCCTGCATGTAAGCCCATCCCGGTTTATATTTTCTAGCCTTGGCAATCGTAAATAATTCTTCAGGATTCTTAGCGTCGCTAGCCTTCATTTTTCCGTATTTAATATTTTTGTAGTCGGCGACCATTTTAAATTCTCCAATCTTCTCGATTTTTGCATTTTTGTCTTCCTGCATTTCAGTCGCTTCAACTTCAAACTCAAATCCACAAAATGGACAAATCTTGCTTTGTGCCGGAACAACTCGAAAACATCTATCACATGTTTTAATTGCTGGTGCATCATCTTTACGACCACTCTTCTTTTTTTCTCTGTCGTCTAACGTCCAACCAAAATCATCATCAGGCAAGCCAAATCGTGAATAATTGGCAACGTGATCTATAATCGTGGCTACTTTACCGGATTTATATCGCATTGATCGCATAGACTGCTGAATGAATAATACTAATGAAGCTGTTGGTCTCAATAAAATAATCGTTGAACAATCGGGAACATTAAATCCTTCACTGATTAAATCCACATTGCAGATTATTTTAATTTTTCCTGCTTTAAAATCAGTCATAATCTGTTCTCTCTTCGTGGAAGGAGTTTTAGCATCAACATGTCGTGCGCTTATGCCAGCTTGATTAAACGAATCTGCAACTATCTGTGAATATTCCACTGAATGTGCATATACGATAGCTTGCTGACCGTTAGCAACCTTTTTGTAGGTGTTAATCACATCCCCGAAAATTGTTTTGCCCACAGCTTCGTCCATAGACTTATTGGTATAGTCACCTGTGCTAGATTTTTTTAATTTATCCGAATTAACTAAATTGACTGAATAATATTTAAATGGTGCTAAATATTTATTGTTAATTAACCACTTAACACTCGGACCTTTGACCATTGATTCATAAACATCATGTAATCCTTTACCGTTCATACGCCAAGGCGTGGCACTAAATCCTATTCTTGGTGTGGTCAGATAAAACTTATAAACGTTACGATACGTTTTCGCCAAGCTATGATGAGTTTCATCAGTGATGATTAATGTCGGTTTTGGTAATTTTCCTAAACGGTTTTTAACTCTGCCAACCGTCATAATTGTGCAGTGTGATAAGTCCACATTATTTTCTTTAAAAGAATCAGTAATTTGTTCCACCAATTCTTTTCTGTGAACCATGAATAATACGTAACCGCCTTTTTTTACGGTTAATCTCGCAATTTCAGCAATAATTACTGACTTACCCGATCCCGCTGGCGATTGAATTAATACTGAATTCTTGCCGTTTGCTAATTCTTTCCTAGTTTGCTGGACTAGCTTTTTTTGATACGGGTGTAGCTCGTACATCTTGATCACCACTCTTAAATAAATCCTCTTGCAAACAATTCTCTCGATTGTCAATTTGATTTTTGCTAAAAACTGAATCGGTTGGCGCCAGTTGAAACCACCGTTTACCTGATTTTGCTGATATGGATAATCTGCCAACTTGCAACGATAATCCCAACACATTATTTAAAATCGGTTTTCTAATTTGTGGGTATGAACGGGTAAATGTTTGACCTGATTCAGTTTGATAATCATCAGTCATTTCCCATGCTGTAATCACCACATCTTTATTCCAATTCTTCATAAATCTAATGGCATCTAACTCGAAAAATTGAAGCTGTTGATAATTTTGAATACCAGGTACACCGTTGTTATTTCCTTTTTTCCCATATTCAGTTAGTGCTGCATTCTCCAGCTCTGAAATGTTATCTAAAACAAAGCCATCATATTTGTCTAACTGGGTGTCTTGAATATCTTTTAACAATGCTGGCAAGCTCTCTCGTGGATTATTAGGATCGTCAAGACTAACTATGTCGATATTGTTATCGCCCTTTAAAACGCTTGATGTGCCGTCTAAATCAATGAGTAATTTTTTACCAGGCATATATTTAACGGTAGATGTTTTTCCCATACCAGGATTACCAAAAATCACACGTAATGCGGTTGGCTTTTTAATATCTTTTGCACTAATTATTTTCATTTTTCCACCGCCTTCACGTTTAACCGATCAGGTCGCAATTCAGCTCTGTAGGGGATCATTTGACCAGTTTCCACGTCCACAAGATTGCCGTATTTTGTTGGTTTAAATCTGCCGTTGGCGATCATTTTTTTAATACCAGATATACTTGCTGTTTTATTAATTAATTTAGGGTCAATTAATTCTAAGGTTTTAACAACTTTATAAGACTTAGTATTATCAGTCTTAACAACACGCCACCATGTAGCTTTACTTGGATCAGCAATAGACCGGTTATATCTCCAGGAACTAGTTTGCAATCTTTTGTCGTCACCCATTGCTCGCAACTGTTTCATCACGGTGCGATCATATTCAGATTGTAGATTGGCAATAACTAATTTATTATTTTCAATTTTTTGCTGGGCTTCGCCAATTTGCTTGGTTAATTCGGTTTTATAATTTTCTAATTTGTCTAACTTATTCACGTGGATCACCAGCTAACTGTGTCATATATTCGTTGCGTGCTTTAACCGCTTTTTCAAAATCATTTTTAGCGTCAATTGCAATTGGCTTGTATGGAAACATCCCATTAGCTAAACGGTTTAAAATTTTTCGTTCACCCACAGCTTGCGATAATTCTGCTAAGTGTTTAATTTCTGATTTGTTCATTTTCTGCATCCCTTTCAAAAGCTTGCTCGTCTTCGTCATACGTGGCGTCTTCATCGTTTTCTTGTTCATTTTCGAAATATGATTCAGCCTCATCACTGTAAACTTGGTTGTCCATTTGTTGGATAGCATTCCGTTCTGCTTGCGTTACATTATTCATTGCTTCTCGCCTCCCTTGATTTCGCTAATCAAGCCGACATACCCGCTTAATCCAATTGCTCCTACAGCCCAAATAATTATTGCCATTAAACTTGCCACCATTGTGCCTTAGATTTCGCTTTTTGCTGGGATTCGTAATATTTGCGTTGATCAATAGTAAATTGCATATTGTGATTTTGTTTTTCTTGTTCAATTCCTGTATCTTTACCAGCTTTGAAACTGACTGCAACAATACAGAATAAAACTAATCCCCAAAATATTAAATTTCCAAAAATTGCCATAACCTATACCCCTTCTTCTTTTGCTAGCCATTCATCAATCTTTGGCTTAACGAATCTTGTGGTGCTGTGACCCGGCAAACTCATTGCCGTTGTCCCAAAGCCCATATATTCGATTAATTGATTGATAGTATCTTGTGACCCACCGTTACCAAACACATACCAAGACACTTGCTTTTTATTCATCAGCTTTGGAAAATTGGCATCTGGTGGACGTACGGTTACATACCACTGGCTGAATTCCGACATGCTAATCACTCCCTATTTCTAGCCTTGTTTAAAATAAAGCTTGAAGTAACTCCGAGATAATCTGCTACAGATTGCAATGAATCGGCTCGTGGCATGCTTTTATCCCAGTGTGAAATAACACCATTGGTAAGTTGTAAATCACGCTCAATTTTATAAACGCTGATTTTTCGTTCATTTGCGATTCCTTTAATTGCTGTATAAACAGACATGTTGGTTCCTCCCTCCTAATATTTTCTAAGAAAATACATAATAGTTGTTGACTTACAATAGAATATATTCTATTATAAAGATGAATTTAATAAGCCATTAAAAGGTGTCCTATCACCCGTATGAATGGATTAAGTTCAAGCTATTTTAAACAGTCAACTTAAAAGATACTGTATATTTTCCTATGCTCCCTCAAGCACAAATATATAGTACCACCGATTATATTCGGAAGTCAACTGTAAATACAAAATATTTTCGGAGGCTACTATGAATGAATTGTATCTACGTATCAAAGACCTTGCAGCACAAAGGAAAGAGAGCCTAGCCGAAGTTGAAAGAAACCTTAAATTTTCTAACGGAATAATCTCAACTTGGAAAAGTGGCAGGGCCAGTTCTGATAAAATTAGCAAAGTAGCAGACTATTTTAATGTCACTACTGATTATTTATTGGGTCGCACATCAGATCCACATCCGCAAAAAGATGGATTATCTCAAAATCAAAAACGTGTGGCCTACTCTATTGATCCGGATATTTCTGATGACGAGCGGGAAGCAATTATTAAAATGGTAAAAGAAGCGATGAAATTAAGAAAACGAATCTAGGTGTGGTAGATGACGGATTTAGAAAAAATTGAGGACTTACATCCCGAATTAAAATTCTGGCATATATATGTAGATAATCCACATTACCATGGTAGCATAGATGGTAACGACGTTTATATAAATGCCTATCAGCCCAATATTGATTGGCTAATTACTGCATTGCATGAGACTGCTCATTTTGAAAATGATGTGGGCGATTTTAGCAATGGCAGGAATATGCAAACTATGATTGCTGAAAAATGGGCTAACTATGAAGCAAAAAAGGTCTTTAAAAAAATGTTTGGATAATTTGGAGGAGCATGTATTGAAGAAAACATTTATATTAACTGGCATTGCTATATCAGTTCTTATGTTGACTGGATGTAACAAACAAACCAGTTCTAATGGTATTAAATATAAGAGCAACACTTTATATAATACAAAAATAACTAAAATTGTATCTGATGATGGCTATTGGAAAATCAAAGGAACAACCAATGCTCCTAATGGTGCAAAGATAATTGCTACTCCGATCAACAAAGACAGTGGCAATTATGGAATGAACCAAACTGCATATACCGATCTGAAAAAATATTCAAGGGTAAGAAATGAAAAGTTTTCAACTAAAGTTACTACCATTGGATCAACTAAATATAGTTTTGACAAATTTGAAGATGGTCAAAAATCTAAAATGAATATTTTTGCTATTACAAAATACAATAAAGATTTTAATCTACCATCAATATCTGCAAAACTATTATCTAAGGCTAACAGGTCTTTCGAACCTAAGACACTAAAAATATCTTTAGAGCAAATCAAATACTTAAATAAGCCAAGTGGTAAAGCCGTTTCCTCATCTGATAGTTCCACAAGTTCTACATCATCTTCGTCTGATATTTCTGCTGCTAAAAAGTTTGAAAACAAACTAAATAGCTTAAACAAAGGCACAGCAGAATCAGTTACGTATAACTCGAAAACTAATACCGTAACTTGGATTGGATTTGATGATTGGAAGAGTTGGAGCAAATCAGAATTGCAAAAGCCAATGGATTTATTGCAAGCTATGACATTACGACAAGAAGTCAACTATGGCATTTCAAGTGTTCATATAATTGTTCAATTTGAAGACGGTACTGTGATTGCAAAAAATTCTGATACAAATGAAGATTTACAAATTATTAAATAACAACTAGGAGGAATAAGTTATGAACCAACTAGATATTAAGTCAGAATGATTTTTATCACAAAATGGAAATTACAGATTCAGATTTTACAATACCAATTGTTAGCAACTAAAAAAGCACATCCCCTGCCGCCAAGCTTAAAGGATGTGCTAACTATCAGACTATATACCATAGTCCTCTTTGTGCATTCATTTTAGCACTTGGGGACTAACATTCAAACCGAACGGAGGTTCTCATTATGGCAAGCTATGAAAAACGTGGTAAAAGTATCCGTGCAGTGGTATCTGTTATGGACCACGGCAAACGGCGTAAAGTATCAAAAACATTTAGTGGCAAACGTCCAAAAAAAGAAGCAGAAGACTGGGCTTTGCACATGGAGGTTGATAAAGCTGATAATCGTCAAATCATCGCATCGCAAGTGTTGTTTTCTGACTATTTTAAACGTTGGTATGAAACTTACAAAACAAATAACATCAGAAACTCCACTTTATACAATTATGGCACTTGCTACAATTTAATTGTTAAATATTATCGTGGCTTAAAACTTAGCAATCTATCGCACACTGTTTTACAAAAAGGACTTGATGAATATGCCAAAGGAGACAAGAAGAAGCGGTCTAAGTCCACAGTGACCTTTCTCATGAAGCACATGCAAGCATCACTAAATGATGCTCTAATTGATGGGTATGTTGATAAAGACTTTTGGTCAAGGCTGAAGGCTAATGGAGCTAGGTATAAACATCATAATTATTTGTCAGCCACTGAATTTGAAAAGCTACAAAGCTATCTTTATGATCATTGGCAAGATAGTCCATATCATCTTGCTGTTTTGGTTGGACTGGAAACTGGTATGCGTATTGGCGAAATATTAATGATTAGTAAAGATGAGGTTTTTCCTGAATTTAATACCATTTTTGTTAAAAAATCATACTCTCCTTCTGATCCATCGGACGAACGTACAAAAAACGCAGCCTCAAGAAGAAAAATAAAAATCCCGGAAAGATTGAGTTCGATTCTTAAAGTTTCAATTAAAAATAAAAAAGAACGGCTGTTTCCAATGGCTGCGCCAACTCTAGGAGAGCACGAAAAAAAGATTATGGATAATTTAGGGATTAAAGAAATTACCTTCCACGGATTAAGACATTCGCATGTATCATATTTATTGTACAAGGGTCTCTCACTAGAATATGTTGCTAAGCGTGTCGGCCATGTTGACACAACCACCACACAGAAAGTTTACGCACATCTTTTGAAAGAGCAAGAGGAAAAAGAAGATGAAAAAACTATGGAGCTTCTTGGATTGTCCCCAAATGTCCCCAAAGAGAGCGACAAAGCCCGGTATAATAAGGGTTAACAATCTTATCACAAATGAAAATCCTTTAAAAGTCGGATTTTAGTTGACGTTTAACAAAACTTTGTTTACGATTGAAGTATTTCACATAGGAGAACTAACAATGCAAAATATACGTTTAACTAATGTAAATAAACAAACATTGTTTCCATTGATTCTTACGGCAGTTCAAACATTCATAACCTGGTTTGTACCGACTCTTTATAGTCACCAGCTCAATACAAATATACAGCATACCGTTAGCAATCAAGTTTTAATTGTACTGTTTGTTTTTATGTTCAACTTTCTTATCTTTGATCGTTTTACAAATAAAATATCCGCTCCAATTTTTTTAGGCATGTCCGGAATTGCCGTTTTAATTGCAGCCTTAGCCTTTTCAAGCATTTCACCAACAATTAGCCTATTACTTTTTTTGAGTTTACTTACGCTAGTAACGTTTTTTCTCTCTTTCAAAACTAACTGGGCAGGGTTAATTTTATTTACGGTCAGTTCGGAATTTATCTTGCCAGAAATTTTGTTTTATATACAGTGTGGCTTTTTATCTACGAATTTTCTATCAATTTTAAGTATTCCAACTTTAAGTTTTGCTTTTTTCTTCCTGCCGCAATTTATTAAGGATTCTAACTTTAGTATAATTATTCGCTTGGTTTTAGGCGTGCTGTGCATCCTTCTTTTATTAATGACCCATTTCACCACATTTGGATTGGCCTCAATGGCACTCATTATTATTTCTGCAATTTTGCAACAATTTTTAAAACAACGAAAACTTCAGCTCATTATCAATGTTTTTTTAAATCTAGTTTTTAACCTACTATTCTTTCTGTAA